TTAATTATCAATTATCCAGTCCTGGATTCTCCTTCAAAAGAGGTGATATCTTTACTCCAGTTGGACTTGTTACTGCAGCAGGAGTAGGAACTCAATATTCACAATTCGATTTGGAAGTTCTTGATATTCTTAGTGATACTTTCTCTGCATGGAACTTTGGAGAAATTGATTACATTGACTCAATCAGAAGTCTTCAAGATGGACTTAGAACTAGATTCCCACTTAACTTGAATGGAATCCCTCTAAGTTTCCAAACAGATCCTACAAATCAAAGATCAGCTGAGATTGACTTGGATTCTGTTCTCCTGATCTTCGTCAATGGTGTTGTTCAGGTGCCCAAAAAAGATTACTTCTTTGAAGGTGGTACAAGTTTCAACTTCAACTTTACCTCACCACCATTGCCATTTGATGTAATTTCAATCTATTTCTATAGAGGAACTAGAGGAACTGATAGTTTCATCGTTACAGTATTTGAAACTGTAAAACCTGGAGATCAAGTTGAACTTAAGAAGTTTGATGGAACTGACACTATCACTCAGAATGAAAGAACAATCTTCTCTATTAAGGACTCTACAGATATTGAAACAAATGTCTATAGAGATAAAGGTATTGAGTCAAACGTCTTCAGACCAATCTCCTTTACTAGGCAGAAGAAAGATATTATTATCTCTGAACAAATTCAACCAAAAATCAGAGAAACACTTGAAGCACAAATTATGCCAACTAGTAAAATCATTGGAGACCTTAGTTTAAGTAGTTCTGAAATATTCCTTGAGAGTGCAGAGCTCTTCAAATATGAGCAAGATGAAGGAAACACTGGTCTGGTTGTTGCAGATGGTCTTATTGTTAAATATAACGATCCCGTTGCGGCCGCAGTTACAGCATCAGTATCAGTTGGTGGAACAATTACATCATTAACTATTGCAAGTGCTGGTTCTGGATATGCTGATGGACCTGTCGAAGTTTCTATTGCAAATCCTTCAAAAGTTGACAATCCAAAATATGGAATTATTGGAATTGGAACTACGGCAATTGCAACTGGCAGTGCATCAGGTGGCATATTAACTTCAGTAACACTCACTAATGAGGGATTAGGTTATGATCCCACAAATCCACCAAAAGCAATTGTAGAATTCCCTGCTTCTGAAACTGAATCTGTTACTAATGCAGATATCATTCTTGGTTACGCAGGTATTATTACTGGAATCGGTACAACAACTGGAACTGGTAGTCATCCTCTTGCAATTAAACTTCAAGTGGATTTGAGTGATTCTGGTCCTGTATCTTTACTACCAACTTTACTAGAAGGTTATCCAATTTTTGTTAAGAATACTGTTACTGGATCTGGAGTTACATCAGTTAATGCGGATGATTCGGCTATAGTTGGAATCGGAACAACTGTCTTAGATAACATCTATACAGTAAACGCATTTAACATTGAAGGTAATACAGGTATTATTACTTGCAATATTAAATCTGACACAAACACTATAGGAATTGCAACGACAACTGGTACAAACATTGGTGAATTCTCTTGGGGTAAACTCTCTGGATTTACTAGAGGAACTATTCCAATTTCAATTTCCGTAAGCGGAAATACTGTTGATGTTGGACTAACCACTTTCCCTTCAATATCAAGACGTGGATTGGGACTTAGAAACACTGGTAGTCTAAGTAAAATTATCTTCCTATAACTCAACGTATAAATAAAAAAAATTCCTTTTAACAGGTAGTAATGGCGGCTATTGTAACGGATCAGTTTAGAATCTTAAATGTCAATAATTTTATTGATTCCGTTGAGAATTCTAATAATTCATATTATATCTTTACATCTCTACCAAATCCAACTTTACTTGTTGGGTATGGTAGAACATCTGATTGGAATACCAACACTGCTGGTCCTCCTAGTCCAATTGATAATTTTAATTACAGCAATCATGCTTATGATACGATGCTGTTTGGTAGAAAAATTACTCCTGCCAATATTCGTAGAGTTATTAGAAGAGTTGATTGGGAACAAGGTAATGTATATGAACAATATCGTCATGACTATAGTGTAAATAATCTAACACCAACAACGGGATCAACCAGACTTTATGATGCAAGATATTATGTAATGAATTCTGATTTCAGAGTTTATATTTGTATTGAAAATGGAGCAGTGCCTTCAAATCCCTCTGGAAATTCATCCCAAGATGAACCAAATTTCACAGATCTAGAACCAACTAGGGCTGGTAATAGTGGTGACGGTTATGTTTGGAAGTATCTGTTTACAGTTGCCCCAGCAGATATTATTAAATTTGACTCAACTGAATATATTACTTTGCCACCAAATTGGTTAACTAGCATTGATCCACAAATTTCAGTTATTCGTGATAATGGTGATTCTGAAATAAATAACAATCAGTTAAAAACAGTTTCAATTAAGAATGCTGGATTTGGTTATGGTCTAGGTCTTGATGTTGAACTAGATGTTCTTGGTGATGGAGCTGGAGGAAAAGTTGTTGTTTCCACTGATACTAGTGGAAGAATAACTAATGCTCAAATATCTGCTGGTGGTAAGGGATATAGTTACGGTGTTATTGATCTTGGTCCTATTCAAAGTGGTAGTTTAACTGAATTTGCTGAATTAATTCCAATTATTCCACCATCTAAAGGTCATGGATATGACATATATAAAGAACTTGGAGCAGAAAAAGTTTTAGTTTACTCACGTTTTGATGATTCAACTAAAAACTTTCCAACAGATACCCAATTTGCACAAGTTGGTATTGTAAAAAATCCAACATCTCTTGGATCTACATCTAATTTTTCTTCTAATGACTTTAGTGCAACAGGTCAAATTAAAGTTGTAAATCCATCTGGCAGTTTAGTTGTTGGTAATACGATTAAGCAAATTGTAGGAACCACAACAGCTGTTGCATACGTTGCATCTTTTGATGAAGAAACAAATATAGTTAAATATATTCAAGATAGAACACTTTACTTTAATAAGACCACTGGGACACAACGCGATTACATTGGTGTTACTTCTGAATCAAAATATGCTAATTTTGAATCATCTGCAGAATCTATCACAACAGATGGTGGATTCTCAGCATCTGTTGACACCACATTTACTGGAATTACAACAATCATTGGTAACAACGTTATCAATCTAGGAGTTAATTTTACAGATGGAATCGCAGACTCTCAGATAAATAAGAGGTCAGGTGAAATAATATATCTAGATAATAGGCCAACAATTGCGAGAAACTCTCGTCAAAAAGAAGACATTAAAGTAGTACTGGAATTCTGAAACAATGGCACAAAAGACAAATCTAAACACAACCCCATATTTTGACGATTTTAACGAAAACGATAATTTCTATAAGGTTCTGTTTAAGCCAGGGTTTCCAGTTCAGGCCCGAGAGTTAAATAATGCACAGTCTATTCTCCAAAATCAAATTGAACAATTTGGAGATCATTTTTTCAAGGATGGTTCTGTTGTAATTCCTGGTGGACTTACATACGATAGTGAATATTATGCGATAAAGATTAATCCAGAATATCTTGGTGTTTCAGTTTCAACATATGCTAAAAGTTTTATTGGCACGGAAATTTTAGGACAAACTTCTAGAGTAACTGCATCTGTTGTAAATGTACTATTTGAAGAAGACTCAATCGATAATCAACTGACATTATATGTCAAATATTTAAACTCTAGTGAAGATGGTGCTTTCTCAACATTTTCTGAAAGTGAACTCCTTCTTGGAGAAGAGGATGTAACTTATGGAAATACAACTATTTCCCAGGGAGCTCCCTTTGCTCAGGTTATTGCACAAGATGCAGCTTCTATTGGATCAGCAATTTCTATCGCTGATGGTGTTTATTTTATTCGTGGATTCTTTGTAAACGTATCTGCACAAACTATTTTACTAGATCAATATACCAACACTCCAACATATAGAGTTGGTCTAGAAATTATTGAAACAACTGTAAACTCAAATGAGAATACAAAACTATTTGACAATGCCGCTGGATTTAATAATTTCTCAGCTCCTGGAGCAGATAGATTCAAGTTTGAATTACAACTTTCCAAAAAATTATTAACTGATACAGATGACAAATCATTTGTAGAACTTTTAAGACTTAATGACGGTGAACCTGATCAAGCAGAACCAAAAACTCAATATAATAAAATTAGAGATTATCTCGCAAAAAGAACGTATGAGGAATCTGGTGATTACGTTGTAGTCCCTATGGACCTCACTATGGATGAGTGTCTAAACGATGAACAGGGTAATGATGGCGTCTATGAGCGTACTCAAACCACTAGAGATGGGAATATACCCTCAGACGATTTAATGTGCCTTACAGTAGGTCCTGGTAAGGCGTATGTAAGTGGATATGACATTAATATAACTGGATCAAGAGTTATTGATATTCCCAAACCAAGAGCGACTAAGAAAGTTGATGATTCTTTAGTTTCATTTGATCTTGGTTCAATTCTATTAGTAGAAAATGTACATGGTACACCAGTAATCGGTCTTAATAAGGATTCCACTCATGTAATTGATCTTTATGATCAAAGAAGAAATAGTACTACTGCTGGTACTGGTGAAAAAGTTGGTGAAGCTAGATTGTATTCTTTTGCTCCAAAAAATTCATATTCCAATAATAATAGTAATTGGGAACTAAGATTATATGATATTCAGACTTACACCGAATTGACTCTGAATGAGGTATATCAATACTCTAAAGGTACTTATTTCAAAGGAAATAGTAGTGGTGCTAGTGGATATGCTGCTGAAGCTTGGTCAAGTGGTGATAAAGTAAAACTTCATCAAACTTCTGGAACTTTTGCTGAAGGTGAAACTATCAGTATTGATGGTACAAATGAATTTCCAAGAACTATCAAAGATATTATAGTTTATGATATTAATTCAGTAAAATCTGTATATCAGGATTCATCAACTCTTGGTTTAACTGCTGATTTTGTTGCAGATACACTTCAGAGAGGTAGAGTTGCCCCTAGATTTACTAGAAATGATACTATTCAAGTTTCTGCTGCAGGAACTGTAACTTCTCCAGGTAATAAGTTTACTGGAATTGCAACTAATTCAATTATTAGATATCAAAATCCAGAATATGATGAAATTGTATTCAACCGTGTAAGTGCAGTTGCTGCTGATGGAAATTCAATGACAGTTGTGGCCGTACCAACGGTCGCTGGTGTTGTTACTGGAACTCTACCATCTAGCACAATTGAAACTGGATTTAGAATTGGTGAGACAAGATTTGATCAAGGTGATAATGGTGGATCATTATTTTTACCATTAGATCAGGTAAATATTGCATCCGTTGATATTTCTAAATCAAATCTTACAATTTATGAGCAAATACTTGCACAATCAACAAACACCCTAGGTGAAATGTCTATCAACATTAGTAATGTTGGTGTAACAAGTTCATTTTTTGATGCCTTTGATGGTGAAAGATATGTAATAACATATTCAGATGGATCTACCGAAAGACTGAGATCTGAACAGGTTACAATTAATAATGATGGAACTATTGTCTCTTTTACAGGTCTAAACAAAAGTGAAAGTAATGTTACTGTTCTGGTAACAGCTAAAAAGAAAGGATTGCAATCAAAATTAAAAGAGTGGAAAAGAAGTGCAAAACTAACTGTAGACAAGTCTAAGTTAAGGAGTTCTGGAATCACTACAGGAACAGTGAATGGAATGACCCATAACGCTTTCTATGGACTTAGAGTTGAAGACGAAGAAATTTCACTGAATTTTCCTGATGTTGCTCAAATTCTTGCTGTATATGAATCAAAAACATCAGTAGCTCCAACATTAGATGCATTGACATTTGAAACTGGACTTGGATTGGACACCAACTCAATTGTTGGAGAATTTCTTCTTGGACCCAATAATACTGCTGTAGCACAAATAATTACAAGAGTATCACCAACTAAAGTTGAAGTTGTATATCTGAATAATGAGAGATTCTCTGTGGGCGAAACTCTCACATTTCAAGAATCTACAATTGAAGCAACTATTCAGTCAGTCATTGATGGTAGGTATGTAGATCTAACTGAGCAATATGTTCTAGATGATGGTCAAAGACCAGATTTCTCTGATTATTCAAGATTGGTTAGAGTTGAAAATAAAGTTCCAACAAAACAATTGTTAGTTATTTTCAATCATTATACTATCCCAGATAGTGATGATGGTGATGCTTTTACTGTATTATCTTACGGTGCAGATAGATTCAAGAATGATATACCAGATATTTTTGAACCAAATAATTTCAATCAATTTAGTTTTGCGAGAGCGTCAGATACATTAGACTTTAGACCAAGAGTTGCTCCTTTCGGAACTGAAGCTGGAAAATCACCATTTGATTATGATTCTAGAGATTTCTCAGGTACTGGTTCTTCTTCACCATTGATTCCAAAAGACTCTGAAAGTTCTTTCCTTAGTTATGAGTATTATTTGGGTAGAATGGATAGAATCATTCTAACTCCAGAGGGTGAAATTGAAGTTGTTACGGGTACTCCATCTGACGATCCACAAGTACCTTCAATTGTCGAAGACTCTATGACTTTGGCAACATTGGAGTCTCCACCATATGTTTATGACGTTGAAGATACTGAACTAACTCTCGTTGATAATAAGCGTTTCACAATGAGAGATATCGGTGCTCTTGAAGATAGAATTGAAAATCTTGAAGATACCGTGTCTCTTTCAATACTTGAAAATGATACCAGATCTTTACAAATTACAGATGCTGATGGGTTGAACAGATTCAAAACTGGGTTCTTTGCTGATGATTTCACAAATGATGACTTATTCGATGAAGAATTAACAACAATGGTTGTGGATCCTGGTATCGAACAACTTTCATGTGAAGCTTTCCAAGTATCTTTAACTCCACAGTTGCAGTATCAAAAACAAACTGCTGCTAATACTCTAGATCTATCATCTAATGATCCATTGTTAGATACAAATTGTCAAAAAACAGGAAATGTTGTAAGTCTAAAATATGAAGAGATTGAATATCTAAAGCAAGCATTTGCAACTAGAGTTGAGAATGTAAACCCATTCAGTGTTATTGATTATATTGGTACTATTAAATTAGAACCAGCACAAGATACTTGGACAGAAACTAAGGTTAAGAATAAAAAGGTAGTTAAGAAAAAGTTCAAGACTGTAAACAAAAAAAGTACAAACGTTGTTAATAAATTCAAGGTTGGGAAACCAAAAAGTGGTCCGTCTTCAATGAAGACTAAGACCAAGAAGAAAACAAAAGTAACAAAGTCAAAAGATACTAAAATTACCAACGTTTCTACAAAAATTAATTCAAAGACT